TAATCTAGGGTGGGAACCTTGGAGAAAAAATGCTGTGTTGCGAACAGACATGAGAGATCAACTGGACAGCGATGCAGATGTGATTCGCCAACAGGATAAAGTATATTACTTAGAAACTACCGTAGACTTTTTAGACCGAGTACTCCGCAGTTTGAATGGCCGAGGATGGGACATCAAGACTGCTGTTGAGTGGGCCAAAATGCAATCTGGGCTTATATGATTTGGGTAAAACAAAAAGATAACGTTCATGCTTATGTGGAGGCAGATGACGGCATAAGGAGAGAGATATCAGATTTCTTTACCTTTGAAGTGCCTGGGGCTAAGTTTATGCCCTCGTATCGCAACCGACATTGGGACGGAAAAATTCGTCTGTATAATATGCAAAAGTGTGAACTGTATATTGGATTGATTCCCTATCTTATTAAGTTTGCCAAACAACTAGAGTATGAGATTCAGATTGATCTTGAACCATTCGGTGAAAAGATTTCTAAAGAAGAGGTATCAGAGTTTTGTGGTGTCTTGAATCTCCGCAGTCAAAAGAAAAAAATTGAAGCAAGAGACTATCAACAGGCCGCAATTCATGAGGCGATAAGTTCTGGTAGGACTCTGCTGTTGTCACCGACTGCATCTGGTAAGTCACTTATCATTTACTCACTGATTAGATACCATCAAGCTCTAGGTCGCAAACAATTGATAGTAGTACCCACCACCTCACTGGTAGAACAAATGTACGGTGACTTCCGAGACTACTCAACCAACAACGGGTTCAAAGTGGCAAAACACTGTCACAGAATTTATGGTGGGAAAGAGAAATCAAACAACGCTGATGTTGTTATCTCCACATGGCAATCTATCTACAAGTTTCCGAAAGAATGGTTCAGTCAGTTTGATGTAGTCTATGGTGACGAGGCTCACTTGTTCAAGGCGAAGTCACTGATGACACTCATGGACAAATGCACTAATGCACGTTTCAGAATTGGTACTACTGGTACACTAGACGGTACAAAGACACACAAACTTGTCTTGGAAGGCGTGTTTGGCCCAGTATTTAAGGTGACCACAACCAAAAAATTGATGGACAAAAAAGAACTTGCAGAACTTAAAATTATCTGTATGATAATCGGATACACGGACGAACAAAGAAAACTTGTATCTAAAATGACTTATCAAGAAGAGATGGACTTCCTAGTGTCTAACCCAGAACGCAATGACATTCTGGCGAAACTGGCGACCTCTCAGAAGGGTAATACGCTGGTATTGTACCAGTTTGTAGAGAAACACGGCGATGTCCTGTATAAGATGATAAAGGCTATCACCGACAAACCAGTGTACTTTGTTTTCGGTGGCACCGAGACCGAACAGAGAGAAAAGATTCGCGAGTTGACAGAACAATCAAAAGACACTATAATTGTAGCCTCTTATGGTACGTTCTCCACTGGTATAAATATTCGTAACCTACACAATGTAGTGTTCGCCTCGCCAAGTAAGAGTCGAATAAGAAATCTACAGTCTATTGGTAGGGGTCTGAGGAAAGGCGAAGACAAATCTAGTTGTAATTTATTTGATATTGGTGATGATTTATCATGGAAGAACAAAAAGAACTATACTTTGAATCATGTGCTTGAGAGAATTAAATTATATAATGAAGAGAACTTTGAATACAAAGTAATAAGGATAGACTCTAATGGTAAAATGCAAACCTAGTATTATTTGTTTAGAAAATGGTATGCAACTAATTGTTGGTATCATATCAGAAGACGAAACCAATATTGAAACCACGATTCCTCTGGAAATAACAAGAATCAAAATCTCTGACACTCATGAGGCCTTGTCATTAAGGCCGTGGATATCTTTCACGGATCAAGAATCTTACATGATTAAACAAAGTAAGATCATTACTGTCTGCTCTTTGGATGAACAGTACACCGAAGGATTCTACAAGATGACCGAGGGGTACATGGAAGATAGAAAAGAGGGTTTAGATTTCATGGATGCCATGGACGATTACGATCCGCAAATTGATGAAGACGCCACGTTAGATGAAATCATGGATAAAATTACTCGGATGGGTAAACCCAAGGATCAGCTTCATTAAAGCTTAATTATCCTTTGAACCACAAGTTGATTATAATTGTTTTGACACCAGTTGTCAAGGTAAATTATTTGACCATTGACATTTAGTATAAAATGTACTATACTAGTTTTTTAATGTTAGGAATTTAATTATGGCAAACAAAAAAGAAAACAGACACTACGTCAACAACAAAGAATTTCTGGCAGCGATGACGGAGTATCGTGAAGAACGATTGGCTGCGGAAGAAGCTGGCGAACCCAAACCGAGGGTGTCGAATTATATTGGTGAGTGTTTTGTTAAGATCGCCAATCACTTGGCGTACAAGTCTAATTTTGTAAACTATACTTTCCGAGAGGAAATGATTCTCGACGGCATCGAAAACTGTATTACCTATATCAATAACTTTGATCCCGCTAAATCCAAGAATCCCTTTGCATACTTCACTCAGATTACCTACTATGCTTTCTTGCGTAGGATTCAGAAAGAAAAGAAACAGATCGATACGAAGAACAAGTATATTCAGAGTCTTGATCTTCACGCCATGATGGATGAACTTGGCGGAGATAGTGGTTCCAATGAATTTCTTGAGTACATGAAGAGACAGATTGAAGAGTCTGATAAGGCAAATGAGAAGTTTGCGGAGACCGCAAAGAGTCAACCAAAACGTAGACCAAAGTACTTCAATGACAAGGAAGCAATGGACTTAGCCAAAGAGAAAATTGAAGCACTAAAAGAGTCTTGACATCTGACCTACAACCAAGTATAATGGTAACAAATACTAGGGGGTATATATTATGAACGCATTTGGACTTGACAAGAATCCTATCGTTGCTGCACGTTTGCACAATGACAAACACGTTGTCAAAATGAATATTGAATATCCGCAAATGATGTCCACGGCTCACCGTGTGCTTGATGGTACTCAATACCTTGATAAGACTGCCAATGGTAGGAACATCAAACGATGGCGTATGGATGATGATGTTGTAGAACAAACTCTATACAAGGCATCTCATATCAATCATCCGACTAATATCTGGGTTCGTGCCACTCATGAAAATTACATGTGGATGTACACTCTATGGTCAGAACTTGCCAAAGAGTATACCTATCGTTATGGCAAACATCATGCCTCTTGGGTCAAACTCCACAAAGTTCTAGAAAAACCACCGGAGAATATTCGGCCGGGTGGTATCACAATTTTGCCGCAAGCAATGCCAGATGATGTCAAACGTGATGACTTTGTTGAGGCATATCAATTGTATTATCGTAAATACAAAGCTCATTTTTCTAAGTGGACAAAACGACCTGTTCCACGATTCATGACTGCTGTATGATTCTATGTAAAGAAGACTCGCTGTACGCGAGCAAACTAATTATTGATTACTTCTCAAACTTTGAAAGAATTGATGATTATTTTCGTGCAAGAAAAATTGAAAGGGTGAAGGCATTACCTCCACCCCTTTTTGGTATGTCTGTTGAAGACGACATGTTTCAAGATTGGGAAACGCCACCCGATGATATGGACTTTGAAGTTGTTCAAATGAACAACGAAATCTTTGACCAGATGTTAGAGATGACCGCTTCTTTCTCCCCCGATGAAGCGCCAGGCAAATCTCTAAAACTGGTGGTAAAAGAGAAGAACACAAACAAAGCCGTTGGGTTCATCAAGATGGGTTCTCCCCTCATCAACTCAAAACCCAGAAATGATTATCTGGGTGGCGTTCCCGATCTTGGAATCTTTAATCAACGTGCCATCATGGGGTTCAACATTGTCCCCGTACAACCATTCGGGTTCAACTATCTTGGTGGTAAACTTATGGCCGCAATCTGTTGTTCCCATGAGGTTCGCCGCATGTTGGACAAAAAATATAAAACAGAATTCTGTTTGTTTGAGACCACCTCTCTGTACGGTAACATCAAAGGCGCATCCATGTATGATGGCATGAGACCCTTTCTTAGATATAAGGGTGACACGCAGTCACAGTTTTTGTTGACTATGGGTGAGGACATATACTTTCATCTGCGTGATTGGTTTACTGAAAAGAACGATGGAGAAGAACTGATACACAAGGGTGCGTCTAGTCGCAAACTAAAAATGCAAACCAAGATGGTTGGTATTGTCAAGGCATCCTTGAAAGAACATGATGCTGATGAGTACAAAAGATTTACTGACACGATCAAGTCATCTACTGATGTAACAACAAACAAAAGATTTTATATGTCGGAATATGGATACTCCAATACAAAGGATGTTCTTCTAGGTAAGACCGACACATTGCAGAAAGCCGAGAACTTTGACAGGTTTGAATTGCCAGAGGTCATCAAGTGGTGGAAGAAACTTGCAACCAAACGACACAACAATCTTATGTCCGATGGTAGGATTAGAAAAGAGTTGGAAGTGTGGAACCAAAATACAATTGATAAGATAGATATTATACGATGAAAGTTGGATTTACTTGTGGTGCATTTGATTTGTTACATGCTGGACATGTAGTAATGTTGGAAGAAGCGGCCAGTCGATGTGATTGGTTGATTGTTGGGTTGCACATTGATCCGAGTGTGGATAGACAGAATAAGAATTCACCAGTGCAGTCCGTATACGAAAGGTTTATCCAGCTTGACGGGTTGAAGTATGTAGATGAAATTATTCCATACTCAACCGAGACTTGCTTGATGGATATTCTTCTCACCAAAAAAATTGATGTGAGATTTGTTGGCGAGGACTATAGAGACAAACGTTTTACTGGTGATGAATTGAATATACCTGTTGCATATACCAATAGGAAACATTCCTTTTCTTCTACTAGTTTGCGAGACCGAGTGAAGTTATCATGAAAATTGCATGTGCCAGATTGCGATCCAATGTGAGATACGAGGGCCCATTACAAACTGTGTTGGACAGTTTC